GAGTTACCACGAGACGTTCTCTGGGGTCGAACTCTTTTACGGCGAAATGGAGCACAAACCCTGACACGTGGTCGTGTAATGAGAGGTTTGAGACTTAACATTATAGTATAAAATGGTATTATATTTATCATGAAATTTCACAACTTAGGTTTCATGTGACCCTTAATCCCGAAAAAAATGTTGAGATTTGAAAGTATTTGAAAGTATTATAAAAAAATACATTTCATAGCCCTAAATTTTTTATAATACTCTTACACTTAAGTGTGCGAAAGTGTAAAAAGTATGGCCCAAATTGTACCGAAATTATGTAAATTACTTTCGGATATCTCTATTCATAGTCTTAAATTTTTTATAATACTCTTACACATCTTAGACCCCCTTCAAAAGCATGAATCAAAAGTATTTTAAAAACCCCCATTTTCGAGCAAAAATCGGCTCATGATCATGTCCGAAAAAACGTCTCATAGGCCTAAAAATAATATTATATATACACAGATTTTTCAAATTGCGCAAGATTATGTTGCCAGCCGTAGACTCTTAATACTTCGAAAGGTCGAAGTATTCATGTAAAAATTATATTAACGCATCCGTGAACATTTCATAAAAGAGTATACACTTAACGTACACTAGTGTAAGTTTTTGGTAATATTCACCGTAGGTGGATCTATGATCAGTAGGTAACGTCATGGTGTCAATTTTATATTAACGCATCCGCGATATATTCATTAATATCTACACACATGTGTGAAAACAGTTAAAGTTTAATATCCATGTATAGTCATGTCGAATATAGTGAATGGGATCAAAAACATATTTCGACGCGCACTCAATTTTAAAGTGAAATCCCTACTCACGGAAGATAACATCGAAAATTCGATGTGGACTAGTCCAGATTTCGATGACGTGTTAATCGACCACATCATGAGAGGACGCTCACGCTTGGAAATATGTGAAATATACGGAATACCGTATGATAGATTAAAACAACGTTTGAGACACATTGCCTACGATATGTATGTCGAACGAATGAATATCATGGAAATTAGAAATAAAACGGGTATCACCGCACAAGAATTATTAGGGGAAATCGATCGCAGAGAGGGACCGGATAAATCGAAATGTATAAGATCACAAAGAGATGGTATCCATGAACCCCTTTATTAATTTAAAGCTTTTACGATAAAAATATATATACATGACTATCTTTATCGAACCGAGTACTAGTAATCGTCCAAGAACTCGCTCCCAAAAGGATTCCTCCTTCTTGGGGGTGGTGGCGGAGATGAATCCGGAAGCACTCACGAAAAAGGGGCGCGCCGAAGTAAAAAAGACACAGATAAAGAAATCCAAGAAATCATCACCGAAGAAATGGTCCGTAGACGAGGATGCTAATTTAATCGATGAGCTTTTATCGTCGACGGAGCCCATAGACCAAATCGCAAATAGACACCGACGTTCTCCGGCCGCGATCAAACAGCGAGTCATTCACATTTTACCCGAATTGCGTTTTCGTATTCAAATGGTGATTAAAACTAAATTTGTTTTGGGAATTGTGACACACGCGTTAGTTGCTGTTACGGCATATGCTCTCGGAAATCACCCGGATGCCATTCCGCTTCCACAAATAAGTGGAATCGGCGTCTCCACTTAGTTCTATTAAAGATATTGCTCGTAAAATAATCAATGATAGGAACGCAATTACGAAATCGTATTCGCTTTTTTGCTGATAAAATATATTCTCAACTAGGACCGGGTTTTAGTGAGAGAGTATATCATAATGCTATGGAAATTCTACTTCGTAAAGATTCTATACCTTACGAATCGGAGAGGATAATCCCAATCGATTTTGAAGGGCATAATGTAGGAAATTTAAGAGCTGATATTATAGTAAATAAGGAACTTGTACTCGAATTTAAGGCCATTAAATCACTCACGGAAGCTTCGGAGATTCAGGCTCAAAATTATCTTCGCTTGACAGGTTTGAAGAATGCACTCTTGATAAACTATCCCCCGGTGAATTCTCATGAGTGTGAGATTCGTTGTGTGACATCCATACAAGAATTGGAAAAGCCTTCGCCATTAATTTATAGTAATCAAGTGTTTCCGCGTGATATTTAGCCGGGTTTTTAATTTCTTTTGTGAGTATTTCTCTCGCTCTCTCTAGATGGTAATTTGCGTCATCTACACAGAACTGAACGTGCTCGTCCATTTATTATTATAATAAATAACATCTTTATATCTATTGATCTGATCTTCGTATCCACCGAATGATTCTTTTCCAAATTGATACTTTCCCGCGCTTTGGCTCCACGGGATATAGATCTTCATATGTTACGTACCTCGGCTGTGCCTTGTGTATCATTGGATTATACAACTCACCGTGTGGTAGATATAGTGTCGTTATTTTTGATTTACTATTCGCGTCCCATTTGATTTTTTCGATGCACTCATCGATATTCCATTTACGGGGTGGGGGTTTGGGGTACATGGACGTCGCTCGTCGTATCATATCATTTTGTCCCCCGGTTATGTTACCTTTGAAACCCGGAACAACGTCGTACTTAATCATGGATGGTTTCCGCGTGTTCATATACATCATGTGTCATTAAATCTTTAATCAATTGATCCGTCTCCGTTCTCTAATAGGTCTGGATCTATAAATTCTTGTAGGTCTTCTCCTTTTAATGTCATGTTGTGACCAATGGGCATAGCATCCTGTCTCACAAATTGTTTATATATTTCCGGTCGCATGCGAGTATCCTTCTCGGGGTGTTGGATACGATGAGAATGCGGATCCCATCTAGGTTTCATTCTAATTTGATTTACTTGTATATGCAATTTACTGTTCTCTATTTGGGGTTCTTTTAATTCCCTTTTCAAATCCTCTAGGGTTTCCTCCTTCTTAGCTTTAGCGATCACGCTCTGGCGCACTATCCAAGGTTGCAGACAATGGATGGTTGTCGGCATATACATTTAGACAATATAATCTTTATATCGTTGGTATAAATTCCCACCTAAGATCGTTACATATCTTCTTCCAAATCACATCCTGTTGATAGAGTTTTTCTTTCGATTTTAAGAGGGGAAAGTACTGACAATATACATCTTCGGATAATAATTCACAAAACTTAAATAACACATACGAGTAGGATAGGAAATTCTTACGTTCTTTAGGACAATTGTCATCGAATGGTTTTTGGATATCCTTGAACATAATTCTAAGTCGTTCTTCTAATTCTTGTGGCATGCTAGGAGGTTTGATACCATTAAGAATATTTGTTATATACGGTACATGTTCATAAAATCTATTTAATTTTAACTTTTTAAGTAAACCTCGTATTTTGGCATGAGTTATCTCTTCTAATGATTTTATCTTCAACTTTTTTAACTCTGCCCGTAACTGTTCTATCACTTCCGGTGGTATCGTAGTCATTTCCTGTGCCTGAAATTGGCTCATCCACTCGTTAAAATGGTTTTCTCTTTTGTACGAGTAATTCACTATCTTTTCAGAACTTTCTTGTTCCTCTCTATATGTAAGTTCTTGATTAATCATTTTGGATACAACTAAACCACAATTGTCACACGTGAGGTCGCTAGTGTCGTTAAAGTGAATAACATTACTATCGGGACATCTCGGGCAGACATCAACCATTTCTTTCACGATCTGTCTATTTATAGATTGATTTTCTACGTCTATTAAATAATCAACATAAATGTCTTTTCTTTGGAGACCATGAGTTTCCTTACAATTAAATACGTTATCGACAGTTGTAACCTTATCCAAATCATCGGTATATTGGTTCATATATGGCATACATTTTATGATATATTGACTCATCTCAGCATGATAAATTTTGGAATTCTCGGGATATTCTTCTATTAGTTTCTCCCATTCATTAATTTTGTTATTGTATCGGCTTAAAAAATTACCTTCCATATATTATAATGTTAGTCAATCTTTTAAACCATGTATTACTGAAGGTATATGGGTTATATAAATGGGTTACCACCAGGCCGGACTATCATATACATTCTAAACTGATGGAATATCAGGTTAGTGAAGATGATGACAGAGATGAGCACATAACACATGAAATGTGGAAACATGAATCACAATTTTGGTTTCAAAATCGTAAGAAGTTTTATGCGAATGTTACATCCCAGGATGATTACCAAAATCACATCCCTAAACAGGTGAAAAACGTGGTTCTTCGGATACGATATTGGTATAACGGGAAGATTTACAAAATAGTGACAAACAATTTGAATATGAAACTACCAGACGATTTAAATACCGAGTTTTCATTCAGTATCCCTTTGAGTAGAGTCTATTTAGTAGATGATAACGAGAATCCACTAGAAGACATTACTGAAAGGGTGAAAGTGTATGCCGGCCCAAAAAATGACTTTCACGGACAGGAAATTTATATAAAAGATTTTCTAAATCAGGATGAAGACGAGCTCATAACTAAATACCCAAAAGTTAAATTAACAAACTCGCTGGGGATGTCTAAGGTATTGAGTTCTTCTACCAACAAGATTACTGATCTGAGGGTACCTTAGTGGCTAAATAAAACTTGAGTTCTCCTAGGCTTGCTACGTTATACTTCAGAATAAGGAAGCGATTTGCTTCTTCTTGTAAAACCTGAACACTGGAACACATGCTAGAACCCTTCGCGAAAATATTAAGATATCTCAATGAATAGAGTCCCGAAATCCTTGGACTCTCTTCACTGCAAGATATAGACGTTTCCTGATTAGCGAAATCCCCGTCACATTTTAAAGTCATGAGCGTACCTTCACGGGTTATTTCTATTTCCGTGCCTATATTTGACATATCTCTACACAAACGTTGAAAATCAACCGATGGGAGCGTCGTAATTGTACTCATCTCAATATCCGGTACTTCAATCTGACTTTCATTTATATCGAGTAGTTTAAGTTGAAATTTGGTATTTGTATTTTTAGATTCGGACACAATCTCGACATTCATGTATTCTTTTGAATCTATCGAAATATTCAAAATATCCGAATTAGTTATGGATTTTAATAACTTGAATGTATTTGATATATTGATACCAGCGACAATCTCTTCGTTACATTCATATTCTTCAAAATTATCGGCAGGTAAATGCACATCAATCAATGATGTCCTCGCCGTATCTAAGGTTGTGACATACATCCCACCACTCTTGAAATATATATTTACGTCATTGAGGATATCCTTTAAGACTTCGAAACAAGACTTAAAAGCGGATGCCTGGATTGTAGCCAATTTCATGTTATCAAATAAAGTGATTACTTCTTTATGTCATTATATGCGTCATTTACGGTAGCATTAATCCTGTCTTGCAGTTCTCTTGTTATTGTCGGTTTAAGTGAAGACCCATATGAGTCTAAATCATATATACAACTATCTGGTTCCGCGTCATCTAAATTTGTAGATGCGGTGCCACCCGCACCCCATCCTACAAATTCTTCTGACGGTAACATTGACCCAAGCCAACCTTTAACTTCTCCCCCCACCAGAAGTTTTCCATCCTTTGTTATCAGACTCGGGACGCGTTTCAGTATCTGTACATACTGATGGGGTATTCCCTGGGTATCAACATTATGAAATTGTATCATAGATTTAAGTTGGGGATGTTCATGGATATATTCCAGTACATCTTGTGAGTGATTACATTTACTACTAAATATCAGAAGTGCCATCTACTATGAGTAGTTTATTTTCTAAAATTAAATTAACGCATATAAGTATATGAGGATAACAGTTGCTTTAGTTCTTATTGCCCTGGTCATTCTTCTGAGTTACAAACGTGAAACATACATGGATATGTTTGGGTACTCAGGACATTCAGATCCCATAAACGGAATTGTTCTCGCGGATAAACCAATCGATAAATCGAATTACAGATATGAAGAAACCAAGATGAATAATGACACAATACAAAAAATCATCTTGGCCACGAATGCGGCCATCGAAAAGAAGACAAAGGTGTGTAATTATATCATTGAAACGCTGGGTGTGAAAAAGTTTGTGAAAAAGGATAACAGCGACAAGGGACCCATGGTGATACACCAAGCATCTTTTATGGCAGTGAAGGAGGGTGGATTTGCGTTTGGTTTTGCGGTTACGGTCGATGTAGATATTAACAGAGAAACGCCGGTAGTCATGTCACTTCAAACACAACCCATGGATAGCAAAGTATTGGACGAAAATGCGATCAAAGCATTCACGGAAGGTAAGGAGGGGCAGGAATTTATAAGTTATGATCTCGTAAAGAGAGCCGCCCTACCAACTAAAAGTGAGTTGGAATCCGCAAAAAACAAAATCAAGTAATATCAATGATCAATTTGGAGGATGTTCAGCGAATCGAGGAAAATCGAAAACAGACCAAAAAGGAATTGTATATGAAAATATATGAACAATTTTCGACTAAGATACGTCAGAGTGCAGAATATGGTCATAAGCAGATATTTCTCAGGATACCAACATACGTCATGGGATATCCCGCATTCGATAGACCACAGGCGGCACTGTATATAGATAGACAACTTAGAAGATCCGGTTTTACCACACAGCGAGTATCGGAGATAGATATTTATGTATCTTGGTTCATACCTAAGACTAAAAAACCTACGAAAGATCGAGGAGACGAGGATGAGATAGATGATATAGAATTACCTAGTTTTGCTAACCTCAGAAAGGCGGCAAATAAATACAGATGACCAGTGCGTACTAAATTATTTTTTAAAAACACACTCTATGATAAATGGATAACTTGAATGTTCTAGTCGAGGCGAAAAAGGAGTACCTCGGTCAGATGTGTCACCTGATGGTTCCGGTTATGATAGAGACCTTTTCAATTATGTATGATGAAGCTGTAAAAATGTCCAAGGGCAGAAAAGTATTGCAAATGTTCCAGAAACTTTTGAAAGAAGTTCCGAACTGGAGTGACAATATGTCAAAGACTCACGCGGATAACATCACATCCAGATGTGCTTGGTATTCGGATCTCCTTGCCGCAGTTTTTGTCGCTTGCACGAAGATATTATCCGCGGTTCGTCTTAAATCGGATAACAAAAAGATAAGCTTAAAATTGCCAACGAATGAAATATTCATTCAAACATGTTATAATTTGGCAGCCAAAGATCTTTACAAAGATCCCTATGCATTACACGAAAACCAAAGCGAACATGCGAGAGATGAACAACTGGCGGTTCGCTTCATTGCCTGCATCGAAAATTCCGTGAAGGATCTCATACCTGTACAGCAGATATTACAAACTTATATGTCACAAGAAAGTAGAGACATCGATCTCGATGGTACTCATGATGGCGATGCTGAAGATCCTGACATTTATGACGGAGAAGGCGAGCAACCTGGCGCAGAAACACTTCCCGACGGCGCCGATGTCAGTGAAATCGGACAGCAGATGGGCGGCGAAGAGCAACCCATCGATGAAACGATGGAACACGAAGAAATGGAAGAAATGCCCAGTTTGGAAGAAGACGGTGAGCCGACGCAACCGTCCGCTCTCGATAATGAGTTTAGAACTATTCCCACCGTACAGGATCCGACTGGTCAGCAGCAAATGAGCCCCCCGACCGATGACGGTGTCTTATTCGGGGATGCCCCAGAACGCCGAACAAAAAAAGTTGGTTACTATTAAATGGAACTTTCCGACTATTTAAGAGACCCAATCTGGGCGGCCGCGATTGGTGGTGGTATTACAGCAGGATATATACATGCTAAGGCACAGCTTAACAAAGAGGGTAAATTGCAACCGAGTGCGTACACGAAGCCCGCGGCGTTGGTTGCCATACTTATATATTTTATCGTTTCCATGGGCGTCGGGCAACGTGAGACCATCTCGACGGAACCGTTTTAAACTCAAACTTAAAGATTAGATAGTAAATATATTCATAAAAATGGCGAGCGTGTCAGCGTTCACGGACATGATGTCACAATTTCTTGTGGAATTACATAAGGTTTTCCCACAGGAGAAGGGTATTAAAAAATTTATGGCTCAGTTGGAATTGGCCAAAACCGCGAATCCGAGATTGGTTGTCGATGGATTTATGAAGGGGATTACCCCGTACGCGGATAAAATCAGTAACAAGGACGAATCGTTCTTATTAAACGAAGTTGGTAATATTGAATTTCTCAAGGATCTTAATTTGAAGGATAATTGGAATGATAGCTTATCTTCCAACACAAAGGACGCAATTTGGCAGTATTTACAAACCTTATATATGTTAGGTACCACGATTACCGCCATTCCCGCAGAGACACTCTCAATGATTGAGGGTATCGCCAAGGATTGTGCCGACAAGATGGAAAACGAGGGAGGTGAATTGGATGAAGCCGCTCTCATGAAAACCATGAACAGTATGTTTGGTGGTATGTTGAAAAAATAAACTTACGATATACTAAATGACAAAGGTTTGGTTCGAAGATCCAAGACAGCTCATCAGACAAGACAAGATTTCGCAGTTTTGGCCTAATAATAAACAGACACCAGCCGAACGTGTTAATTCGGCTTCAAGATTTATAATTTACACTACTTGCTTTTTATACTTAATTCGTAGGGATATTAGAGTGTTTGTCCTAGGTGCAACCTCTTTGGGTGTTCTTTATGTTATGTACAGGAGTAACATGATTAAAGAAACATATGGCGTTCCCACACGATCTACGGGTTCTGGATGTCAAATGCCATCCGGAGACAATCCAATGGGTAATGTTTTATTGACAGACATCACAGATCGTCCTAATCGTCCTCCGGCGTGTGAATACTCTTCGGTCCGACCCATTATTCATGCTTTAGTCGATCAGCGCGTACCGTTCGATGCCGGTCGATCTCGTTCTCCCCTCCCCCATATCCAACGCAAAGCGGCTTCTCGGCAATTCATTACCGCACCGGTCTCGATGGTTCCGGGAGATCAAACCGCATTTGCTGAATGGTTATATGGACCCAAAAATGGCGTATCATGTAAGGGTGGAAGTCAGTTTGCATGCAACCCGAATGCTCGGGGTGTTCAATTAGAGGCGTTCGCAGGAATTGGAAGTGATGGAGACAAACGAAGTGGTATGCACGGGTTCACACATGTCTAAATAATAAATCTCACATAATAATAAATGGCGTACCAACTCCAGCCCGGCTTATCCCTCGTCGAAAATCCCGCTCTTCCGAAGAGCAGCGCAACCGATGATGTTTTTGTTTACCCCCAACCCAGTTCTATCAGCATGGGTGCCCGTCCCAATACCATGTTATATGGTACGGCTCCCGCCAAATTTGGCAAGGGTGCCCCTGCCCAATATGTGGAAACGAGTGATCGTTTGAGACCGCAAAGTACATCTACACACAACAAACAACCGATCAAGACATGGGAGCGAGGTATCTTCCCGGTTCAAGACAAGGGTGTCGTTTTGCCGCCCCAATCCGTGGCATACAAAGGCCCGGCGAGTACTCGTGCTGATCTCCAGAACGGCCTGTTTGACAAGCGATATAATTAAAAATGTTTTGATAATATAAGAATGGCTGATCCTATTTCCATTTTGGCGGTTGCCGGTCTCGTATATGCCGGACGTGCCCTGAGCACAGAATCGAATCCAGCAGAATCGGTCCCAAAGGAAGAAATTATTGAAGCTCCCTCTGAACAAACTCTTTCCGATAAAGTTCCTAAATTTAATCAAACCCAATTTGCCCCTAGAACGGAAATACCCCAGAAGAAGGAGATGGCTACCTTTGCTGATGTGGCTCCCATGCCCAGAAGCGGAGGTCAGGAAATCCTCGACATGCGAGATCGTATGTATGATCAGGGTAAAATGAATAATCTGGCCCCCATCGAAAAACAACTCGTTGGTCCGGGCTTAGGTAACCCGGATGCTCCGGCGACGGGTGGATTTCAACAACTTTTCCGTGTTAATCCTACATTAGTTGGCGCTCACAAGCTTACGCAATTACCGGGCCGTGTCACGGGTCCAGGACATGACGTGGGCGGTGGTCTTAGAACGGCCACCCCGACGGTTGGTCATAATATGCCAGAAAAGACGGCGTTCCTTCCGGATCGTCTTCCGAATGCTGGTGGTTATGCCCAAGGCATGTCCGGTGCCCGGACTCGCCCGTCTCATCAACGCACGATGCGAACTACCAATCGTTCGGAGACTGGTTTGCGAACAGACGGTTTAGGTTATGCCCCGGCTAAACGCGTAGTCAGTGGCTTAACGAATGCCCAAGATATCACCCGACTCAAGAACGATGAACACACTCAACAATTCTACTATAACAACCAACCGGCTCCGAGTATTAGTAACTTCTATAACGGACACAACGTTGCCCCGGCTACCAATCTCGCACTGGAAAACAAGAGGGGTCACGGTTATTCCGCCGAGCAGCTTCAAAGGTACGGTTTCCGTGCGGATGACCGTCGCGGTAACCCCAACCGTCGTGGTAATGCCGGACGGATGAACGTCCGCGAGGCTCCATTAAAGACGACAGGCTTGGTTACCAGTGTTCGCTCCGATACGAGTCGCATCGATGGTCGCGATGGTGTGATGAGTGGTGGCTGGACGCAACAATACAACCAGGTGCCGTATCATAACTTCAATCCTAACAAAGACGCTCCTAACCCGTATGCGACGTCTGGTTCTGCGGGCTTAGATGTGGCCAAGGAACAACTCAAGAATAACCCGATCGCTCAAAAACTGTACAAATAAGTATTTTATATCCCAGAACAAGAGTTAAACACTCATTAAAATTATATCACCTAATTTTAATGAAGGTCCATACCTTAGATATCGATAGTAGTGAAAGGGATCCCATACTGTACCCAGACCCGTCAAGTTACGTTATTTCATTGAAAAACCCTATTTATGACGTCTCTAAGATATCTCTAATATCGGCTAAAATACCTAATAGTCAATTGCTTGTTCATTCCCGAAATAAAACGTTTTCCGTGAGTGGTAATACAGTGACATTAGACGAAACAAATTATGCGAGTGTCGGTGATCTTGTCACAGATCTTACCGCAAAACTGGATGACACCGTTGCCCCAGCTATACAGACTATCGCATACGATACCGATACGAATACAATTACGTTTTCTAACGTAAATGCTGGTTCCGCCGCTGTCAAAAGTTTTACGTTTGAATTCAATTCCGGA